GACGAGTACGCGCGCCGACTGCACAACAACAAGCAGATTATTCAGCGGGCATTTCGGAATGATACCCCGAACTACCTTAAGCAGGCGCAAGCCCTGAGCTATGCCATCCGCACCGCCATTGATAACGAGCTGGAGCAGAAAGACTGCATGCTCTACCGGGCTGCCAGGGTTAACAAAGAGTGTATCGAAGCCACCAATGCCGTCTTCACTGGCAAACCGCAACCGGTAATCCGCCGCGAGACTCTGGAAGCTATCGACGCGCTGGCGCAGCTGGTCGGCGTCAAAGTGAAGCTGGTTTCGACTTGTTCAAACGTAGCCTAGTTCAGTTGTATTGAGGTGTTCTATGAGCATGGAACTGATGGTTCAGGCGATGAAGGTCAAGGTAGGAAACCCGCTTCGTAAGCTGGTCCTGCTTAAGCTGGCCGATAACGCAAGTGACCAGGGCGAATGCTGGCCGAGCTATCAGCATATCGCTGATCAGTGTGAGATCAGCCGTCGTTCCGTCATGAATCATGTTGCCGCGCTTTGCGAGTCTGGACTGATGCGAAAAGAGACCAGATCGGGGCCGAAAGGCAATGGCAGCAATTTCTACCGACTAACCCTGAGCGGTGCAAATACCAGTGCGAGGGTAGTGCAGGAGATTCACCAGGATGGTGAAGCAAATTCACCAGGGGCTGGTGCAGGAAATTCACCAGATAGTGCAGCACGTTCACCAGGGGATAGTGAAGGAGATTCACCCAGAATCAGTCACTCTTCTGAACCAGTCAAAGAACCAGAAAATAATTCTCGTCCGGATGCTTCGCAGTCCGACGGGAAGATTTCAAAAGCAGAATTTTTAAATCGTCACCCGGAAGCAGTGGTTTGTAGCCCTGCGAAACGCCAGTGGGGTAGCCAAGAAGATTTGACCTGTGCGCAGTGGATTTGGAAACGCGTGCTGAAACTCTACGAGGAGGCCGCAAGCTTTGACGGCGAGATCGTTCGTCCGAAAGAGCCGAACTGGACGGTCTGGGCGAATGATGTTCGTCTGATGCGCACCCTTGATGGCCGTAGCCACAAGCAAATTTGTGAAATGTTCAAGCGCGTTCAGAGCGATACGTTCTGGGTTCGCCAGGTGAAATGCCCGGCCAAACTCCGCGAAAAATGGGATGACCTGATTATCCGCCTGTCGGCACCGGGCACAGGGCACTACCAGGCTGGTGGACGGGATATCAATCAGATCTCCCGTCCAGATAACACCGTTCCGCCAGGATTTAGGGGGTAAGCATGCAAAACGCAGGTTCCATTCTCGATCGCCTTCGCCGCGTAATTCCGCAAGGCGTAGAACCCAAATTCAAGAACGCTGCAGAACTGATGGCTTGGCAGCGTGAGGAAGGGCAGAAACGTGCGGCTGAGGTGGACAAACTCAACCAGCAGGCACGAGCAGAGAAAATTTTCGGGCGATCCGGGATTCAGAACCTGCACCGCAGCTGCAGTTTCGCGAATTACACGGTGAACGGCGATGGACAGCGCCATGCCCTGAGTATGGCAAAGAGTTATGCGCAAAATTTTGGAACCGGCTTTGCGAGCTTCGTTTTCACCGGAAAGCCCGGCACGGGGAAAAACCACCTCTCAGCGGCGATCGGAAATTATCTGCTGAAACAGGGGCGAACGGTTCTGATTGTGACCGTGCCGGACCTGACCCTGCGCGCCAGGTCTTGTTATGACGAAGGGCGTTCTGAAGCCGCGCTGCTGGATGACCTCTGCAAAGTGGATTTGCTGGTGCTCGATGAAGTCGGCATTCAGCGCGACAGCCGCGGCGAGAAAGTTTTATTGAACCAGATTATCGATCGCCGGCTGGCCGCTATGCGCCCCGTTGGCGTACTGACCAACCTGAATTACGACGCGCTGGTAGAAACCCTAGGTGAAAGGGTTATTGACCGCCTGCGCATGGATAACGGCATTTGGGTGAACTTTGACTGGGAGAGCTACCGCGGAAACGTTAGCCACCTGAGGCCTGTTAAGTAAATTTTGAGGAGAAAATTATGGAATCAGTAATCGACGCACTGAAAGCAATGGGTAAAGCAACCTACCTCGATGTAGCAGCCCGCCTGGATATCGAGCCCGTAGAGGCACTGAAAATGCTTCGCGAGCAGAAAGAAGAGGGGTTGTGCGATTTCTTCGATGGATCATGGTCGGTGGGGACCGCGAAGGAGCAAAAGCCGAAGCGTATCCGAGCCAAGCAACCATCGCCGCTGGTGGAGAGGATATTGTCAGCAATGCAGGGGCAGGGAGCTATGAGCGCTAATCAGGTCGCAGAAAAGCTGGGTAAAGGTTCGCGAGCCCTGAATGCTTCGCTTGGTGCGATGTGCAAGGACGGTCTGGTCCTGCGCCATGTGGACGGGAAAAACATCACCTGGAGCCTGGCAGGGGGACCGGCAATACAGACAGAGAAGCAGGAGCCCGAAGCAACAGATTTCAAGGTCGCATCGGCCCCGGAAAGCAAAACCCTGGAAGAAATTATTGGGGATATCCCGGCTTTCGCCAGCCGTCCGGATGATCTGATTATTCCGTCATCGCGTTATATCTCAACCGAAATCCGCCGCACGAAAGCGAAGCTGGCTAACCTACAGCGTCTTCAGGGTGCCGTTCGTGAGCTGCGCCGACATAAGCATCTGCTGGAGGGGTTGGGGAATGACTGATTTACCGAAATGCCCTGTATGCGGAATGTCTCCTTCACTGAGGGTTCGCAGCCGGGGAATGAACTGGGGTTCGGCAGAGGTACGCTGTTCTAACGGCTGTCCTGGTATTCGCGCCGGGTTCGCATTTCCGCCAGATCATGAGAAGCAAGCCCATAAAACCCTGTGTGAAAAATGGAAAAAGCTGGTGGAGGAACTTTGCAAAGAAGCGCAGTCATGAGCAACGCCATAGACGTACACCTGACGGATGAGGTGATCAATGCAGCATTCGAAAACACGAATTTCGGCCGCTCTGATTTCCGCACAATCCTGGCTGAAACCGTGCTCAAGCGTGCCACCGGCAATTACTCTGGCTGGAAAGTGAAGAACAAAGAGCAGTTGATGGCAAACGCTTCCTACTTCCGTTGTAAGTTTTAAGGCTGGATCAAAATAGTAGATTGATGAAAAGGCCCAGTACTACGGGCCTTTTTCAAAACCAGGCTTAAGGGCGCTGGTTTACGTACTCGATGATCGCGTTAATGATCACGAACATCGGCGGTACGATTTTCAAAAGCAATGCAACCATCATAGCCTCCCGGGCTTAGGTTTAGCGGTCTTTGAAGTATCCCAGCAAGGCCGTAATGATGGCCGTCACCGGGTGCACGAGTTTTAAGAACAAAAGAAGCAGTGCCATGCAGCTTCCTCTTTGTTCATCGTGCCTCGCCGCAAACACCCTTGGGCTTGCCTTTGCAGTTGCTGTACCTAGTCGCCAGATACATTCGGCACGAATTTTAGTTTGGGTGGGGCCTTCTAGTCACCAAAATTACTGGGCTGAAAATTCGCTTCCAAATCATGCACTAAACCCTTCATAACGGCTCAGGAAGCTTCAGGAGGGTTCCTGCTGGCTTGAAGAATGCAGAGCATTTGTTTAAGCTAACTTCAGTCGCCAGATACATTTGGCACGGTAGCTGGAGGTACGAACTCCGATTACCGATTTAAAGACCCGGTCTAAACAGCCGGGTTTTTTCATTTCCGTCTGTTATTCACAACTTCTGTGGATAAGTACTACATGTAGGATCTTATGACTAATCCATACACTACATATCGCTTCATAAATAATATTTTAGTGACGAATCTTTTTAGTACAAGGGTTGTTTTTGTCGTTGAATTGACCTTATGAAAGGGTAAAAAAGGCTAAGTCCTCGTACCGTAAGGCCTGGAAGATATGTCAATAAATAAGAAAAAAAATTCACTATTTGATCGAGTGCTGATTTCTTCAACGGTGAGTCAACATTGCGCAGTGAAACGTGCGCAATCTTTACTAAAAAGATAGATAGTCCAGCCATCCTTACTCATTAGTTTATCTTGTTAACATGCGGTTAAGATCAGCTGCATTCCAGTTTTAATCTAGATAACGCTCATTTTTAGCTATACAGCATATCCTCGCTGCGTAGCATTCGGAATGCCCGCTTCGGCGGTTTTTTTTGCCTAATGCCAAATATCCTTTAACCTTTCGTGCTCTTAATCCGTTGATCATTTTTCTGTATGGCGTTACTGTATAAACATACAGTTGATTGTCAGGAGTGGTCATCATGGGTTTTCCATCACCAGCAGCAGACTACGCAGAACAGACGCTCACTTTCACCAGCCTTTGCGGCTATGACGGCAACTGCCGCACCATCGAAACATCAGCCGGGTACGCGATCATAAACGTCGCCAGAAAGCCGGAAATGGGTGATACCGTCCTGATTTCGTTCTGCGGCAGTCTGGACTTCGCAAAAGTTCAGGGGAAGGCATTGATCACTCAGGATGGAGAGGCTATAGAGGGCGATGCGCTGGATGATGCGACCGTAATGGGAGTGGTAACGCACCTCCTGAATCGAGTGACCGATACTGACAATCGGCCTGTGATTTAAAAGACCTGATCTGATTCCTGTGTCTTAAAGCCGATCGGTTAGACAGAACAATTTCGTCGAATTGTTCTGTCTAACCTATAAGACGTCTGGTTAGCGGAACCTTTAATTGAATCAGTGCGCAGGGAGATAAAGGACCGCCCCCGGAAGGGGAAACCATTTTTAGGGATGTGCCCATGAAATTAAATGAATTTGCCGCGGGTTTAACCAAAGACGGATTGCTTGTTTTAAATCTGTCTGATGGCGAAATAACTGACTACCTCGTCACCAATAATGCTTTACGCACGCTGATACGCCGGGAAGGAAATCGAATTTCCGCGCGGATCCTCAGTGATGATGAGCGGATAATCAACCTTAACTCCCTGCCAGAAGCACTTAAGGTTCTCAAGCCGTAAGTGTTGATTTATAATAATCAAACGGGCTGAACACCCACTGATTACTGCGCCAACCTGAGGAATCAACATGGCGCAGAGTATTACCCAGAATCACCTTCACCGTACGATTACGCGTGATGTTTTTGCTTGTGCTGGTGGTCCAGCATGAAGAAAGCAGATAGCCTCCATCTTTCGCGTGTGGCCGCACTGGGCTGCATCGTGTGCAGAAACCAGAACTTGGGCGAAACGCCTGCGGAAATCCACCACATCCGAACCGGGCAGGGCGCAAGCCAGCGCACTGACCATCGGAAATCAATTCCTCTGTGCCATATGCACCATCGCAACGGCGGTTATGGTGTAGCCATTCATGCTGGCCGTAAGCAATGGGAGAGAAACTTCGGTACCGAGTTGCAGCTGCTGGAGCAGGTCCAGTTAGAGCTGGGAGTGTTCTATGCCTAAATACCTCATCACTCCTGTCGGAAAACCCCGCATGACTCGCGCTGATAAGTGGAAGCAGCGCCCGCCGGTGATGCGCTATCGCATGTTTTGCGATGAAGCCCGCCTTCATGGAGTTCAGGTACCGGAGAACGGCACCCATATCACCTTCGTTTTGCCGATGCCGCAGAGCTGGAGCAAGAAAAAGCGTGCGGCTATGGACGGCCAGCCCCATCAGCAAAAGCCCGATCTGGACAACTTAACAAAATCTCTGTTGGACGCCTTGTTTGAGGATGACGCCCACATCTGGGATGCCCGGACATCAAAAGTATGGGGCGAAACCGGAATGATAATTATCGAAAACTTTGGAGAGAAAAATGCGTGACATTTACGATGTAATGGACCGCTGGGGGGCCTGGGCAGCAGCTGATAGCAGTGGAGTCGACTGGCAACCAATAGCTGCTGGTTTTAAAGGATTACTGCCGCACGATAAGAAATCACGCCTGCAATGTGATGATGATGAAGGGATGATGATTGATGGTTGTCTTGCACGCCTGAAGAAGCATAAATCTCAGGAATATGAGCTGATTATCGCACATTTTCTACTTGGTATTTCCTTGAGAAAAATCGCAAGAAAGAGAAAATGTTCGGATGGGACAATCAGAAAAGAGATGCAAACAGCGTTAGGTTTTATCGAGGGGCTTGTTTGCATACTCTCTGATAAATGATTTTGAAAATTCCAATTGGTGAGCGACTAAATTGGCCTTTTCGAACTTGATTTAAACCTACGACCACTAATACCTGAAATCCATATATCCTCCTCGATAAAGTCGAGGAGTGCTTTAATCTCTTTTTTTAGTATTGGCATTGTTATTGTTTCAACCCCTCCGTTTATTGTAGTTTGTAGCGGGAAGTTGACTTTTTGAGCTTCAGCCTTGAATAGTGGCAGATTCTGCGGGGTAAGTAATCCTGTTTGATTTATTAATGTAACTTTATTTCTTATAACTGTATCGGCAACGATTTTAAGATCGAATCCTTGCTGGGTAGAAAATACAGGTAATTGTGAAAAGGTATCCAGTTGCTGGTCTGTAGCAGCCTCGAAGTATGAAGTCATGTCAAAAACACTTCGTAAAACAAAGAAGCTTTTAAAGAAAATATGGTTAGTGTTAATTATGGCAACAAGTTTATCATCCACGTTAAACCCAGTGCTAACAGCTTTGCTAAAAGTGGTCTTTTTACCTACCAAAGCCCCTAAAAAAGATTTTGATGTATCTAAGATTTGCTTTTTGTTGAAGGTTTGCAAAGCAATTATGTTTGGATTCGCAGGTGCATCAACACCGACAAAAAGTGCTTTAATATTTGTTATGTCTATAATGGAGGGATCCCAAATAGGTATGGCTGTTGGTCTTTTTACTGCATCAATTAGTGGAGAGGCCGCTGCAAAATTCTGTACTTCAAAGCATTCATCATAACGAGGAGTATATCCTGCATAAAATGGAATAACAGTACTGTGATGGGATTCAAAATGAAGTTTCTGTTGCTGGAAAATGGTCTGCACGGCTGTGCTTGCGGGTTTGTCTAATTCAACCCTCATGATCTTTGTAGCTATTGAATTATCCATTAAAGCAAAAAGAGCCATATTGCTATCCTTCTACGTGTAGATATGTGTAGTCAGTTAACTGCACGACATTAAAAGAAACGTTTTGGATGTCATTAATTATCGATTTAGATATTAAAACAAATCCTACACCTGTATCATCTTCGGCTTCGTAAAATTTGTACCCATGCAATGATAAGACTGGATTAAAATTATAGTTTTCTGAGAAACAAATGTAAAAAAGAAGTGAAATGTAAAAAAATGCTGCATATGATTTATTTTCAGCAATGGAATCAGTCCCTAAAAGTGGGAAAAGATAACTCAAAAAATAATTAGTAACTTCTTTATTAGCAGGAGATAAAGAGTTAATGTTTTTAGTTAATACTTCTAATTTCCATTCAGAATATTTTATTAACCCGATAGCCAGCAGCCAGCTAACCAATCCTACATATAGGCTATAGTTCATCAACCATACGGTTTCCTTGATGAAACCTATAAAAAAAAGCGTAGCGCAAACCGGAGCAATGGAGCTTGCGGTGAGCAGTAATCGCGCCAACTTGTTCATAGCACCACCTCTCTAACTGTATTTATATACAGTATTTTACTCCGAGAAGTTCAAGATTTCTACGGTTGATGATAGATATCTAAAGCTAACACTAACTTATTGAAAATAGTATTAACGCGTACGCATTTTTCTCAGTAATGTGATAAGAGTTGTCATGCTGCTGTTGCTTACATTAGTCATGAAAGCATAATCCAAATCTTTGAAGAAGCAGTAATTGTTCACTCAGGTGGAAATTGAGAAACTCCGCGCTTCTGAACTCAAAGCACCACAACCAACTAGTAACGTGTTAACTGCTTTCTTTATGGCTTCCGGTTCGACCGTTAAAGTCGCGCTGGAACTTGGCCGTAAGGCTATTCGCGTTGAACTTGAAGAGGGCAGGTTTAATCAGACGACGGAGGAAATACGGGGGTTTTCTCAGGGTAGTTAATGTGAGGTCGCTCAAGCTTTTGGCCCCCTCATTCTGAGAGGGCTTACGGCAACTGTGCATTGACCATATGAATGAATCCGTCGTAACGTATTTCAGCGGTGAATCCTTTCTAAGCGAAAGGGCGTTCCAGTCAACTGCTATCTGCAGGTATGCGCGCGGCTTTGCTGACTGGGGTAGAGTCACCGGGAGGCACCCGGCACCATGACAACAACAATACAAATTTCAAATTCCTTGAGAGCCTGCCATAAAACGCAGGCCTTTTTTTATGATTTGCAAACTGCTGCTACGCTTTTAATTGTGGGAAGTAACTGAATGCCTGACGGTTATCCATAACCGATAGTGAATCAGCCGATACAGCTTGACTCCTGAGCATAGGTCTTTCTCACACCTACCTTACAAATAGTCAACTCATTAGCCCGCCTTCAAAAGCGGGCTTTTTTTATTCTCACGACAGCACCCGCATAGAGCGAGGTGAGAGCATGTATCGAATGGACAAAATAACTACTGGCATTTCCTACGGCGCCTCGGGAGGTAGTGCCATTTACTGGGTAAGAAGGCTTCTCGACGGCTACACACCTGAACAGTGGGCCGCTATAGGTGTAATCGGTAGTTTACTCTTCGGCCTACTCACTTTTCTTACCAATCTCTATTTCCAAATTAAAGCAGACCGTCGTAGAGCTGCGCGAGGTGAATGATGTCCAATAAGGCAAAGCTCAGCGCAGCAGTGCTGGCGCTAATCGCGTCTGGTGCATCTGCTCCACTCATTTTCGACCAATTCATCAGCGAGAAAGAAGGTAATCCGCTGGTGGCAGTTGTTGATCCGGGTGGGGTCTGGTCTTTATGTCACGGCGTGACCGTCATCGATGGCAGGCGTGTTGTTAGGGGCATGACAGCCACTGAGGAACAATGCCGGAAGGTTAACGCTATTGAACGCGATAAGGCATTAGCCTGGGTTGATCACAATATCAAAGTGCTTCTGACAGAGCCGCAGAAGGTCGGTATAGCATCCTTCTGCCCGTACAACATTGGCCCGGGTAACTGTTTCCCTTCGACCTTCTATAAGCGGATCAACGCAGGTGACCGTAAAGGGGCATGCGAAGCAATCCGCTGGTGGATTAAGGACGGTGGACGTGATTGCCGCCTGACTAAAGGCCAAAAGAATGGCTGTTATGGGCAGGTTGAGCGGCGCGAACAGGAAAGTGCGTTGA